GATTGGTTAAGCTTTTGAGCGTATGACCTGTCAGCTTCGCTAGCGTTTTCAGGAGAAGAAACGATTCGTTGATAACGAGGCTCTTGAGTCAAACCTCGGAACCTGCCCTGAAGAGTATTCACGAGATTATGTATCTTTGCTAGAGCGCCAATATTCCCTGCTCGAAATGCGGCGTCTACTTGTTTTTGTAATGCGACAAGGTCTCGATCTTCTGTGGCCATTTTTAATTCCTTTTAGGTGCTGGATCACCGGGTCCACCGGCTGCTCCGGTAGGAAGGACAACTCTTGGCCCAGTCGATGCGATCGGACCTCCTGCTGTAGTTGTATCACGAATCTTACGTTGGTTTACTTGAGGAAGCTGCTCTTGGGGCATTTGTCCACCCATTTCAGCCATCATCATTTCTTGTTCAAGTTTTTGTTTTTCTTCTGGGGAAAGGAGAAGATCAGGATCAAGATTAAGTAGATCAATGACTGTCCCGACTAGTCTACGTTTATCGACATCGGGCGATGCGGAGAGAAGGTCCAACACCTGAGATAGATTACGAAGTTGAATTGTCCGACTATTTTCCGTTGGAGAATACGGGACAACATCGTAATCATAATCCATAGGGTCTTCTTCTAAGGCCAGCTTTTGTGCAGCCATCGGATCCCGAGTCGCTAAACTCCGCCGAGTTACCATTAGACTTTCCTGCCGACCTGTCAGTCGGATGGGAATATTACTTTCAGCATCTAGGAACTCTTCGTATAGGCCAACGGTGGCGTGGCACATCCATTCAACCATATTCTGAATAGCCTGAAGGCGTCTTCCATTACGTGTTCGAACGGCTGTCTCTGCTAGAGCTACCTCAGTTGCCACATCTGCTACACCAACCACGCCCCGTTGGAACTGAGGGAGACCCAACGTAAATTCTATATTCTTAGTAATACGTTCCCGCATCTTGTCGAAGCTAGGGGATAGCGCGGTTGTTGGTGTATTAGCGATGATATCGCCAATCCCGATTCCGGGTTTAGCATGGATAGCTACAGCATCCCCTGGGCTAGTCGCTTCTAGAAGATCTTTAACAAAAGCCCCTGGACTATCTACAAGGCCAGCTTGGAATAGGGTTACCGGAATAGATGACTGAGCGTGGCGAAGCTCAAGAGTATCCAACTCATTCAACATCTGCTGTTGACGGTCAATAAGCTGGATATCAGAGATTCCCTCAAGACTTTGCATATTGTCATTGAACGTCAGTAGTTGATACTGATTGCGGACAAATCGGTATGGCAGCTTATCTTGGAATAGAGGTTTTGTTTCGTCAGCTAGGTAATGGAAATACTTATTACCAACAAAGTCATAGACCTCATAGACTGTGACCCACTCAAAAGCTTCGGAACTAATATCGCGATTCTTCTTAAGGGCAGGCTTTAGCCAACTTGGATAACTACCAAAGCTTGCTTTCTTTGCGATCTCAGGGTCGTAACGCCGTTTACCTCGGGGCTTATTCGAATCTCGGGGAGCTTTTGCCCGACGATTGAACTCTTCCCGAGTAAGAGTAGTAACTTCAACAAGATACCGAACGTCTTCCCACCGTTCAGCCGAAAGATCGAAGAAAACAAATCTAGGATCAATGATACGGAACTCGACACGCTTCCGTGAAAACCGCCAAACAGCTTTCATCACTGCTCGACCATATACGGAAGCGTATGTCGCTAAGCGCCAAAGTAGTTTAGATGCTTGGACTTTCCGCAAAGTATCATTGACGAGTGCTTCACGATATTTTGAACTCTCCTGCATCATCCGATGACGAGCAACTACCGTTACCTGGGGGTTCGGCGGGACAATAGAACTGACCATTGAATCCACAAAGGAATATGGATAGTTCGTTTCAACAGCCACATCGGAGTCTTCGAGAACCGCCCGTGTGTCTTTGTTCTCACCCCAATACTCAGATCGGTAATAACGCAGATACCGGTCCCATGTTTTACGCTCATGCGTTGATCTAGTTTTGTGGACATTGATTAAGTCCCGAATCTGTTTTCCTGAAAGTGCCATCTATTCTCCCTGCTGCGCCTCTAGATCTGCATTACCCAGATCTTCAGCAGTAATAGAAAGCTGAGCCATCTTCTGCCCATTCATTTCTACCAACTGCTGAGTAAGAGGAATCCCCATCTTCATAAGTTTCATATAGACCCGCAATGCGCTTGGGTCTGGGCTTACTCCGCTCTTAAAGCCGAGACTATTATCCTTGGCATACTGCAATGCCTGCATATAGAGTTGAGTACCAATACCCATACCGCGCATCTGCTCAGGGATTTCCACTGACTGGACATAAATATCCTTAGCGTCTTCCTTGAACGTCAAGCCGAGCGGATGCTCTGTTCTACCCTCAGCTTCACGCATCTGCCCAGAAGTTAGAGTAGAGAGGTCTCCCTCTGTCTCTACCTTCCAATCAGCTTGTGGAGGAGAACGGCGGCCCATTGCACGGCATACCGCCATCTTCCGCGCTTCTTTATGCGGAACGTGGGGCATTGGTACTATTCCGATGAAGAACTTTGGCCCGAGGGGTCTCTAGTTCCTTCTTGTGCCTTCTTAAGGGCCCTGTTGATGGCGTCTCTACGCGCAGCCTGATGATCCTTAGGGGACGTTTGTACCATAGTCTCCCCCTTCGTTTCGGGGGGTTTTGTTTTCGGGAGCTTTTTAACCTCGACTTCAGGTTTATCCCCCGAAACAGCGGGCTTAAGTTTACTAGCTGCGTCACTTCCGTAAGTCATTGCGGACTCCTATTTCCACTTTGGTCCCTTTCTGTACCACGTTCCACCCGGTTTAGGCAATCGACTATTACGTGATTTATCCTGACTAACGGATGTTTGATACTCATTCCAACTGTTCCACGTAGGGAACAGTACAAGATTATCATCTTTGTCAGGGTTTTCTGCCTGTGGTTTATTGCGTCGGGGGAGGGCGCGTGCCCCGACTATCGCCATTATGAGGGCAGAGACTTTATCCCAGTGGTGACGTTCACGGCGTCTACGACTTGCCCCGCCTCTAGCAATCTCAGAGTTAGGATTTTCTTCAATCCTTTTATCATTTCGATAACTAAGTAGCTGCTCTACGGTACCTTGGTCGCGCAAAATGAGATCATCCA